GGTAGGCTTCAGCAAACTTGTCGGCTAGATCAACAACACCGTCGTAAAACTTTTGCAGCGCCTTGTGTTTGGCATAACTGCGAGTGTTCAGATGCACTGAATGGGCGACATCGCGCCCCAAAAACAGTGTACCTACAAAGTCTGCGGCGTTCATACCATTGGCTCCTGGGGCGGCATATTCATCATTTCTGGCGGCATTTCTGCTGATTCAGGTGGAATCATACCCATTTCAGGCGGCATTTGTTGCATTTCTTGTGGCATTCCGCCCATTTCTTGCGGCATAGCCCTGTCGCCCATCAATTCTTGGCCTTGCTGCTGCATTACCAAGTCGCCTGTGGTCATGACGTCGCGCAGTGTTTGCATGACGACTTCTTGCACCTGTTCGGGGTTCATAGCGCCAGATACGGCAGTCAGACGCTGAGTCTCGGCCTGATACGCCTTGATCTCGGCTTCGAATGCCTTACGATCCAAGTCCTGCACCTCAACTGACTTGCCGACGTTTTGCAGCATCTGGTGCAGCTGATCCAGCTCCTGCGCCATTGCTTCCATTTGCTGCTTGGCCATCTGCATCTCGGGCGACTCGTCTGACTCGGCCATAATCTTCGGATCAATGATCTTCTCAAACCGTTTCGCCATCTCCTGCGCGCCTGGCCAGTCCATGTTCTTGATGAACAGGTCACCAGCCACTTGCCAGAGCTGCGGGTTGGATTGCAGGATCATGCCCATCGCATCCAGTGCTTCCTGACGCTTGGTCATGTAGGACGGGCCGGTGGTGACCACCACGTCGTACCTACCCACGCCGGGGTTGTAGATCTTATCAATGACGATATTGTTCTCGTCCCTGATTTCTTTGACTGGTTCTTGCTGGGTCGGATCGAGCTTGACCATCTCGGTGTCGCCGTCCAGACCAATGATGCGAGCTACACGCTGGGTGTCGTAAATTTTCGGAATCAGGCCAACCAACTGACGAGTGACATGCCGGACAGCCCGCGCCAGATTATCGACGTAATGATAAGTGCCAGTGTCAGACTGACGCTCGCGCGCCATAATCGCCTTGCCCGAACGCTCATTGGATGTCGCTCCCAAGCTGGTGTCATACTGCCCTGTGGTCGACTTGATGTCGTCTGAGGCACCCATTTTGGCTTGAATCAAGCCAGTTTGTGGCAGCGGAGGCGGCGCGCGCTGTGGTAGCGGCAGCACTGCACCATTTCCGTCCGTTACGTCGGGATTTACCTCCAAATACGGCCAATTTTGCGTGTTGGCCGTCTTCCACTGCATTTCGTAGCCTTCAAACTGGCCGCCGTAGCCAATAAATGGCGCTTTTGGCGCCAAAGCAAGCATTTCTGCCTCTTGTGACGTCCAATAGTTGTACATCCGCTGCGCATCCTTGGCATTTCTGACCAACCCAGACACGTACAGCTTGCCATCTACCTCAAATTCGTTACCAACCACGCGCACAACTGGTATGTAGTCGCCTGCCCAGTCGCTTTTTTCCAAAAACTCGTAGCCGTTGGTCTTGCACCACTTGATTCGTTTGGCGTCCACTTGACGGCTGCGCACAGGTTTGACGCCCATTAGCTTTAACTGCTTGGCTTCGGGCGAACCCTCGAAAGCCGTGATGTTGCCAGGGTACAGATGCAGCGTCGCTTTTTCGTATTCGATGTAGTAATACTCAGCGATACGCACCGTGTCTTCATTGATCCAGATGCTGATCGACTGGTCGCCAATACCTAGCGTTTGCAGGCTGGAAATAGGCGACGCGTCAGGGAACATGCGCTCATATTCTTCGCGCTGCAAGTCTTCGGTAATGAAGCACCACTTAGCATCTGCACCGCACGGGTCTTGGATGGTTGGGTCCATGTAGACCGAAAAGGAATTGCGCACCCGCATGATCTTAATGTCTTGATCGAAGGTGTTATCGTCGCAATACTCGGTCAGAATGCGGATGTAGCCTTCACCGTAAGCTACTTGGTTCTCGCAGGCGGTGTCGTAGGCAACGTCGGCGTCAGAGATGTACTCGATGTGCCTGACCATGCCGTTGTAAATTTCGGCGACTTCGGGGTCGGCGTTGTCGTCAGCGGGTATAACTTTGCCGCTCGGACGGTTTTGTCTTTGGTCGTTCGTAACTTGTCGGACATGCTGGGGCAGCTTGTTGATAGTCAAGCAAGGACGGGCGTTGATCGTCTGCCCCTGCACTGCACCACGGGTAGCCAAGACGTCGGCTGGCCACTGCCAGTGGTTGTCTGGCGAGCCTGCGTAGAAGCGCAGGTCATCTAGTTCATCTTCACGGGACTCAGACAGCGCGGAGAGCGTCATTTGCAGACGAGTCCGCATGGTTGCTAGCGTGTCGCTGTCGCTCTCGTCACCCTTTTTGGTGGGTGGGTTACCGCCAATCGCAGCAACTTTAGCAGCCGAATTTATGCCGGTGTAGTCCATTACTTTTTGCCTTTAGCTGGCGCCTTAGATTGTGCTGATCGTTTGGTGGCGTATGCAATCGCAACACTTTGCTTTATCGGTTTTCCGGATTTTACTTCGGCGGCTACGTTTTTGCGGAACGCCTCTTTACTTGCACTTTTTACTAGTGGCATTTTGAGGCCCCCTTTCCTTGTAGTCCAAAATTAAATCTTCAAATCGTTCAAGCCAACCCAAACGAGTGTTGCACTGTTGGCACAATACGCCTCGGTATGTGCCGGGTATCTTGTGGTCAATACACATTTTTTTTGCTTTAGCCCCGCAAATTTCGCAAGGCTGCTCACGCAAATATTTTACATCTTCAAGACTTAATCCGTATTTCTTTTTTGCGTCATAGCGAAGCTGATTTAAGCGCAAATTTGCAGGCAAAGTGCCGTTATTTGCAAATTTATGCTTCAACTTACTTCCCCTTTTTAGCCGTCTTAGCAGACTGCTTAAAATCTTTCGCGGTTGGCGCACCGGGTGCGCCGGGCTTCCTCATCTTCTCGCCAGAGCCCGCTTTAATGCGTGCCTGTTTAGCGTGAATTGCAGCGTACAACCCTGGGTCACCTGGCTTTTTCATCAGCATTTCCACCTTTTTAATGAGGCTTTCGCCCGTTCACCGTCTTTGGCGTTAGCCGCCACGGCACCCATTCTTGAGCAAAACGATTTTTTGCGCCCTTCATCTGCCTTCGTCTTCGGACTCGGTGCCGGCGCTTTCAGGTTGCTGCCCGTCTCACGGTTGTACTTCTCCCGCCCCTTGGCTGTCAGCCCCGCACCTTTACTGACCGGCAGCTTCTCGCCCCGGCCTACACTTAACGACACACTTTTTTTAGCCGCCATCTTAGTGCCCCATCCATCCAGTTGCTACTGTCGTTTGCTGGTACCCTCGCGAGGTTGACCGTGCCGCCCGTTCGTAGCTCGACTCACGGGCAGCTACCGGAAACGCGAACGTCACCGCTAGCGCGTCGGCTGCGTCAGGAGACGCTAGCCCTCGCGACTTCATCTCTTTCTTGCCTTCCAGATAGATCGTCCCCGACGAGTCGGGCTTCTTCATCGGGCCTGTCAAGTCGGCCTTTAGCTGCCGGTCGTTGGGGATGCTGGCTGTTTTCAGCCAGTCCCGCATTGCGCCCCACATCTCAGCACGCTTGTTGCCCCACATGACGGGCTTGCTTGACTTCCATCCGAAGTTCACTCCCCGCACCTTGTAACGCTGTTCTTTTAGCCTGTCAAGTACCCCGTAGCCCAGACCGCCTTCGTCGATCACGGTGAGTGCTGGTCGGTACTCCTCGATGGCGTCAATCACCCGGCCAACGGTTGTCATCGTATCCTCGCCGTGGTACCGCTTGATCGCTACCAGGTCGCGTCCTTGTCTGACGACGATGACGGTTGCGTCCGCGCCGCCGCGAGCTGGGTCAACGCCGACAACAATTGGCGCCGTCTCGTCCTTGTAGCGTGGCCTTTGGGCGGCATCGTCGACAGCAGACGCACCAATAAACTGATCTTCGCCAGCCGAAGGGAATTCACCGTAGACCTCAACCCTAGCCTGTGGCGAATCCTCGCCATACTCCGCAATGATCTGCTCATATATCTGCTTGTCCGTATCCTCGACTGTCCGTGAGTCAATGTTCTCCGTCTGCCAGAAGTTACGCTTGGCGTGGAAGCACTCGTAGAAGTAGCCTTGATTACGCCGTGGGTTACTAAACGCAAACCAGTACCTATCCAGAATCGGTTCCGTAAAGAAGCCCGCACCGACCGACCAGATGGCGTCGGGGATACCGCTTGCCTCGTCAAACACCAACATCATGCCGTCGTGGTTGTGAACACCCGCGTAGCTGTCTGGATTTTCTTCCGACCAGAGCTTACCCTCGGCTGCCCAGTAGCGCGTACCTTTCTTCAAGTCCCGCTCGACTAACTCAGTTAGCCACTTGGCAGGCACCAGCTTAGTCGCGCTGATCTCCCACCAGTGGTTGTTGATCACCATCGCCTGCCACTTAGTCAGCTCACCCCATGTGACTGACCGCAGCTGCGCTTCACTGTTAGCTGACACGATTACTGAGCTGCCTATGCGGGTGGTCAGCATCCACAAGATGAGCCAGCTAACTAGCGCGGACTTACCAATCCCTCGACCGGACGCGACCGCTGTTCTGAGCGCGTCCATGTCGATCTGACCCCGGTTGTTCTTGATGTGGCTGGCTATCCTGCGCAGTATCTTGCGTTGCCAGGTGCGCGGGCCTTTGAACTTAGCCAACGGCGTGTTCGCCTGCCCCCACGGGAACGCGAACAATACGAACGCCTCGGGGTCGTCAGCGATAGTCGGCGCCCAGAGGCGCGTCATTAGAAGCTGCTCGCCCTCGGCGTCATAGATCGGCTGTTGCGCCATTATTTACCTTGCAGTCGTTTCAAGTCTTGCAGGTGGTCGGAGCCTATAAAGTACACGCCTTTGGGCTGCGACAGCAACCAGCGTTGGCGGTGTTCGTTGGCTTTATTGGCCATCTGGCGTGCGGGCGTGTCGTCAGACTCCCACATGTCTCGCTCGCCCCTATCCAGAAACGCGGCTACGTTTTCTTTTGACGCCGGGCGCTGGGCTTCTTGCAAGAACTCCGGCCCCATGTTTTGCAGGAAAGTCGCCAAAGTCTTGCTGTCAAACTTACGGTCTTTAAAGTACCCAAACTTGTCTTGGTTTTCCAAAATACTATCAAATATCGTCTTGTCGCTAGGCAGCACGTCTTTTTGTTTGTTTACGTCCGTGTTGGTGAACAGCGTAAACAGGAATTCTGACGGGTAGCCTTTGACCGCTTTGGCGGCTGCGTCGTCCCACGACCCTTTGTATGACACGCCCGGCAGTTTGTCGCCACCCGTGCCTTCGTAGTACGCGCCGTGTTGCGCAGCCTCTGCTTTGATGCGAGCAGGCAGCGTCATGGGTTCGCCATGCACTTGCCCGACAAAGGTCACGCCGGGGCGTGGCGAGTAAGTTTGTATTGGCGCGGTAGGTGTGGTGTAGGCGTCAGCGCCGACTGCTTGGCGCAGTACATTAACCGACGGCGGCGCGAGTGCGTTCTGTGGCATGTTCCAGATACTCCGGTTTCTGTTCCGTGATCAGTCCGTCCAAGACGCGCTCTTGTGCCTGCTGCAGCGCCTGCGTGATGCTGATCTTGTTGGTGATGTCGACACTAATCTCTTGACGCGCTGTCCAGCCGTGGACGTGTTGCAGTATAGCAAGTGCTGCTTTGGCGTCGCCAGAGCGTGCCGCCTCTCTCAAGTGGGCGCTTGCCTCTATCTCACTGTCGGCGCGGCCTTTTAGTACCGCCATGTCGGCCACAGGATCTAATTCGCACAGCTGCCTGAACTCGGTGGGCAGCATACCCGCAGCCAAGGCCAGCGAGTCGCCCTTCAAGCCAAGCGCAGCAGCGTCATAGATGGCCTGAAGCCTGGCTTCGGTCGCCTCGACTTTGCGCGGTGAGAATGGTATCGATTTGAACATGGCTGCATATTAGCGCATTTGTGGGCGATGTTGGCTACCAACATTTTTTAAAAAAATAAAAAATTTCTTGTGACACCTCCGTGGCCGCGACCGGCCTGCCACGGGCCCCCCACCCCCTAGGTTAGTGAGCACTCACTTACATGGTTGCCAGGCTGACAAGTTAGTAAGCACTAACTAACCAGGTTAGTAAGCACTCACTTACAAAGTTAGTGGTCACTAACATGACAGGTTAGTGGTCACTAACATGTAGCATTATGGCAACGAATCTGTGGATAACTCTGCGTGTTGTCATTCTGCTATGTTGGCAATGTTGGCTATGTTGGCTATGGTTTAAAATCGCACCGGCTACAGTGCATACGCACCTATTCCTGACATTATTGCCATATAGATAACGCAATATACAAAACCTAGCTGAAAATGAAAATGATGACAATATGACCCACAAAAAGCCAAAAGCTAGTACCAGACTAGGTTATCGCGTAGGCACTCACAGCGATTTTTAATGCCAACATCGCGACAACATTGGCTACAAATTGACCCGAAAATAAATGTAAAACAATCCTTGACATTTATTTTGTTGTCGCTATACTGAATGCAGCTGCAAAACATTGTGCAGCAAAATAACTGCCTAAATTTTAAGCAAACTGGAGAAAAACATGAGAGCACTTGAAACAGCAGCAGCAGCGGTTCTGGCAATCGGCGCGTTATATGTCGTTAGCGTGATTGTTTTGGCCTTTGGTTATCACACACTCAAAGCACTTGGCATGTAAATCAATCAGGCCCGCGAAAGCGGGCCTATAACCTGGAAAAAAGAAAATGAAAAAACCTACCATTCTCGAAATCGCTTGCGCCGTGTTTGGATTCGCCGGCCTTGCTGTATTTGTTTTTCTTTGCCTTGCCTATTAATCAACTAGGGGAACCGACCAAATGAAAATCTCAGTTACTTCAAAACTTGACGGCGTGCGCAGCTGGTCATTACAGGCGCTCGAAACGTGTCCAGGCTCGATAGCGGCGCCTGGCCAGCTGGTTGACGCATGCGCCGGCTGCTATGCCACTACCGGCAATTACCGGTTTGAGAATGTTAAGGCACCGCGCAGGCATAACAAGGAAGATTGGCAGCGTATTGAATGGTGCGACGATATGGTTCAAGAACTAGCCAAAGATACGCACTTTCGCTGGTTTGATAGCGGCGACATGTATACGCTCGCGCTCGCGGAGAAAATCCTGGAAGTGATGCGCCGCACGCCGTGGGTGAAACATTGGTTACCGACACGCATGCACAAGTTCCCGAAATTTCGTCAAGTATTGTCGGAAATGCAATCGCTGAAAAATGTAAGCGTGCGGTTTTCATCCGATAGCGTGACGGGCCAATATACCAAAGGCTTGCACGGTAGCGTGATTGTGCCGACACCAGCTGATGCAAAGCGCGGCACGAAATTGTGCGGCGCATATGACAATGGCGGCGCCTGTGGACCATGCCGTGCGTGTTATGACAAGAAAATCAAAGTGATCGCCTACCCCGCGCACGGCGTGAAAATGAATAAAGTGATTCGCATTAAATTAGCGGCATAACCTGGAAGATTGACCATGAAAACGATTACCGCAAAATATACCGGCACTTGCGCCGCTACCGGCGCGCGCATATTGGCCGGCGATTTAATCCAATGGTCCAAGGGCCGCGCCGTGCTACTTGAGCGGCGCCGCACGGCCGTCGACACTATCACGCTTTACGGCGAGAGCGGCCCGAATACCTACTACCAAAACGCGCGCGGCCGGTGCATTGATGCGCCGTGCTGTGGCTGTTGCACTATTTAACCTGGAGACTAAAACAATGGCAAAACTCAAAACCGCGATCCTGCGCGCGCAGGAAACGGCCGATATAACCGGCGCCAATGAAAACCTGTTATGGGAAGCGCGCGCATTGCTCGAAAATGCAAACCCCGAAAGCGCTGAAAAAGCGCTGTTCCTGATTAACACCTACCTCATGGAGTCCGAACTATGCAAACAATAAACATTGACGGCACCACCTACAAAGTGAAATTTGATCGGGACCCGGTCGAACTAGCTAAAGCGGCACGCAAAGCCTGGAAACCCAAAAAGCCGAAAGATATCCGCAAGTTTCCGACATGGACTCCGACAGTGTCAACGGCCGATTATATTCGGCGGTTTGATGCCTTGAATTTTCTGCAATCGGTGGACTATATCGGCGCTAATACCGAAAGCGCCGCGCAGTATGACCCGTCAATCCCCTTGCTGGAGGACTTGTCTAATGAAAACGCAAACTGACACCACCGGCGCCCATTGGCCACAGCACCTGTGGCCGTACACCTACACTCACGGCGATACTGAATTGCTTTGCTTCGTTGACTGGGAGCCAGGCGACCGGTCTACCGGCTATGCCGGCGCGGCGTGGCTGATCCATGCTTACGCCGGCGGCGTTGACGTGATAGACCTGCTCAAAGATGTTATCGTCCGTGACATTGAAGCGGAGGCCGCATGTTCGCTCTCATCGGATTGATACTTGCGGCCATGCTCGCGATTGTGTTAGGGTTATAGCGCGGCATCTCTCCTGCCGTCCTTCAGTTCGCCCGGCCTTTGTGCCGGGCTTTTTTTACGCCAGAGCGCCCCATTGCGTGGCCATTGCAGCCGCGATGCCGGGAAAAGTCGCTGATCTGATTTTCCACCGATCAGGTGACGGCGGCAGGTTATACCACTCCGGCAGACTTTTGCCGCTCTTCGTGACGTGTCGCGCACCCTTGCCCACGATATCGGTCGGCACAAGCGGCGGCACGTTCTGAAGCCATAAACAGGTTGTTTTTGTGGCCTCATGGCCGTACTGGTACGGCTGGATGATCTGGTCAGGCTTTCTAATACGGCTGGAGATGATGCTAACCGGATTTTCCAGCGCGATACGCGGTATTGGCGCGGCTAGTAGCAGTCGCACAAAATCGAGTGCTTCGGCCTGCTCTACCTGCTTATCCTTGAACCAGCGCGCGCCTGATACGGCTAGATGCGTGCAGGGCGGGTGCGCTACCATCAAATCCCATCCATCGGTCAGAATGTCGCGCACGTCACCCTGATAATGCGGTCCAAGCGACTCAGTCGGTAGCAGGTCGCACGACAGCGCGTCATGCCCTGCCCTGATGAACGCATCGCGCACCGTACCGCTGTATTCACAAGCAATCAAGACACGCATTATTTCACCAGTCGCACCGCTGACGGCGGCGGCGTTTCCTCCACCATGCGTCTGAGTTCTGACTTCGTGGCCGTGTCGGCCAGCTCTGGCGCGCAGAATATATGCTTTTTAGTCCCAAACTCGCGCGATGCAAGCCGCCCCATGTCAATCCAGCCGGCCTCTTTCAGCGCGTGTAAGAGCGCCTGCTGTACCACGCGAGTATTCATCGGCGCCCCGCCCTGCAAACGGTCGCACAGGCTATAAAACGGCGCGGCCACGACACCGGCAGAGAACTCACCCAGGCGGCGCTCGATCATCTCGACCAAATACGACTCGGCGGTTGACCTGCCCTGCTCGACCATGATGATTTTCGCCTCAGTCAACGGTGGAGTCGCGCCTGGGTTGAACCGTGACACGTCACGCTGATAGAGCCAACCAGCGGCCACAGCCAAGCCGCCGGCCTTGTACCAGTCCCATATCGCGCAGGCTTCCGTCTCGGTCATCCTCGGCGCCTCGGAGTACGTCACAAACCAGCGGCGGTCATCGCCCGCAACAGAGATCGGCACGCGCTCATTGGAAAACGCGAGAACGAAGATTCTATTGAGTGCCTGATACGGGTGCAGACCCTTGCGGTTGACTTGCAGGAAATCTGGCGGCGCTGCAATGATGGGTTTCAGGTGATTCTCAAGTGCGCGGCGGTCTTTTGCTTCGCTCTGGCGTAGTTCCTCAAACACCATGACCTCGGACTCGTATGCGTAACCCCACTGCGACTGTATTTCCTCGTTACGCACGATTGACACGTTCGATAGCGACTCGCCGCCGATGCCCCATAAAAACGGCTGCCACATGGTGTCCTTGCCCGAGCCTGGGTGACCGATATGCAGTACAGCGTGGTTAACCTTCTTATTCGGGTGCTGGAGCTTGTGCGCCATGACGTCAAGAACGTGATTGCGCTCGACTGGGTCGGGGATCATGCGCGTCACATGGTCGAGCCACGGCTGCGCGTTGCCCGACTTGACCGGGGGGCGGTGGTCGACCCACCGGTTGCCGTACACTTGACCCTCACGCGACACCAGCACCGTCTCGCCGGCGGCGTAAGTGATGCCTGCAATCGTCAACGCCTTTTTAGCCTGGCGGTTCTCGTCATAGCATATTGACGCCTCAACGCGGCGTTTCTGCTTGCTCGGGTGGATTGAATAACAGGTGACGTGTCGAAAGAGTGCGTTAAAAGTGCCGCGACTAATCTCGCGCCGATCGTCCATGTCAAAGTACGCATCTTCGTTCTGAATGTACGCAAAGCGTTTGTACCAATCATCTTTTGTCGTCCTATCCAGTTGTTTTTTCTCGACCTCGGCGATTACCTCGGCGCCCTTGTCAGGAAACGCCTCAGTCGGCTGCAGTTTGGATAGCGCAGCGTCCATCGCGTGAGCCAGCAGCTCCTCACGCAGTCCAGGCGCGTGCTTCGGCCCACCATTGGCTGCGACCCAATCAAGGAACGCATGCGAGTCAAAGTCAACGCAGTGCGAGTGCAGGCAGCGGTAGGAACGCGTCGACGGGCTGTAGCGCCCCTCGGGGTTGCCATCGGTATGCTCGTCCTTGTTAGGGCACAGGACGCCCGCCCAGCCGGCAGGGTTCGGAGTAGACAACAGGACACCCTGATGCGAGAGCCACGCCATCACGTCATCCGCGCCATCATCCGACAGCCGGATAGGCCGCACGCCGAGCGACTCGGCGGGTGCTGGCGTGACCTTCAGAGCCGCGCACACTTCGGGCAGGCTGTACTCGCGCTCGGGGTGGAACTCGACCAGACGGGCGGCGAAGTTATCCCGCCCCGGCTTGATATTGATCGACCCCGGCAGGCGGAAGTTGCGCACGGCGTTGCAGGCGCCCGGATCGGTGTAACCCGCGTCCGCAATCGCTCGGATGGCGGCGGCGTACTCGCCCGTGGTCGGCTGCTCTGAGAATGCGTAACCCCACTGGAACGACCCGGCAGACGTCTCGATGACCCAAGTCGGCGGCAGGGGCGGGGTGTTAGGCGCCTTCTCAGGGTCGCCCACGTCATCCAGTACCATCACCAGCACGTAGTCGGCATTCGCAGCAGACGCTGAGACGTGGCCATCCTTGAACCGGTCAACGATAAAGCTGGCCGTGTTGCCGTAGATCGCCCAATCAGGTTTGGTTGGATAGTCGGGCAGGTACGCCGGCCATGTGCAGATCACCGCGCCATCGGGGTGCAGCTGAATTTGTCCGCTTTTGAGTTTAGGTTTCTGGCGCACAATCAGCGCCGTCTCACCCACTGGAGCCAGATTAGTATAAAATTCGAGGAAATCCATTGCAGTCCTTGTAGTTGAAGAAGCCGCCCTGCCAGGCGGCTTTTTTATTTGCCGTAACGCGTCATTGTTTCTACTTCAGCGGACAAAGGCAGTCCTACCGCCCAGTCGGGCGGGGTACACATCACTTGCTTTAGGGTATTGGGTGCATCAGGGTTAGACGTCTCCAGCACAATTTCATCATGCACATGCAGCACGACGTCGTCGAGCTGGCGTAAAGCGTGCCGTAGCAAGTCATTAGCGATTGCTTGCGTTATGTTCTCACAAGCGAGTCCCCGCCACAAGCGGGCGCGCGGCCATTCGGTCGCATCCGCTGCTGGCTTCCAGGCTGCTTTAACGTAGGTGATCTCATCATTCTCAAACTTAGCAAATGGATAGCACAGCACACGCCCCGACGGCAGCGCGTACCAGAGGTGCTGACCGTCGTACAGGTACACAACGCGCCCGGCTGAGAACTCCCGATTAGGGTTGCGTAGCGCCCGTGTGTACGCGCTCTCAAGCTTCTCCCAGTAGCGTACCGCCCACGCATTTGAGCGTCGCCACGCGTCTACAATCCGGCGGGAGTCCGACTCGGCCATGATGACACCATAGTTGCGACCCATTGCTGAGAAGGCGCCAATCGACCCACCGAACCCTAACGACAGGATGGCGACCTTGCCGATCTGGCGCTGGTCTTTGTCAACGGCGTCCTCGGCCACACGGTAGATGCCAGCAGCCTCACGCTTATAGATGTCGCGGCCTTCACGGAAGACTTGCAACACGTCCTCGGCCTGTGGGTCGGCGGACGCCCAGGCGGTCACCCGTGCCTCGACCGCTGACCAGTCGGCGACAACGAACTGCTTACCCGGCGCCGGTATCAGTGCGGGCCGGAGCATTCCTTTGAGAACATCTGTAGTGCGTTTTCCAAATCTTGGCGTGATGCTGTGGCCTC